GTAGTCAAACGGATACTGACGACCGCTTTCTTCACATGTGACAAGCTCTTCGTCATTTGCAAGGTCTTTCCGTTTCAGCACACCTGGACCTGCGAGTCGCAAATGGCTACGAACCAACCAACCTCGTGCAAGAGCCTGACACTTTACGATACGTCCATCCTTCTCACGCACATCCTTCCAGATCTCTACGTGTTTTGCTTTTGCATGTGTTCCACAAAGTGAATGTCCGAATATAGTCTTATTAGGACATTGATTTGTTGTACCCTTCTTCTTGACCGCCGCACAACGAACCATTACCTTTCTTCGGATAGTTCTTGAAAGTAGAAACGTGCGCGGACAAAATGGATCTACAGGTAGCCAGCATTATAGGATCACACAACCAGAACAAAATGTCCGTCACTGCCATCATCAACGCTTCCAACCTCGACATCAACAAGGTCAGCTTCGCCGAGATCCGCTCTAACAAGAACAATGGTTCTAAGAGCGTAGGGATCAAGTACAACGGTCAGAACTTCCAGATGCGTATTCCCAAGCTGCAGTATCCGATGGGCGTCTCAGTCAAGGAGACTGAGAACGGCACCAACTACACGATGCTCGCAAGCCTCCGTGGCTGCGACTCGTACGCCAAGGAGCGTGCCTCAACGGAGGCAGGCGAGATTGGTCAGATGTACAACTTCCTCAAGGACCTTGAGGAGAAGATCATCAAGACCGCAACCACCCAGTCCAAGAACTGGTTCGGTCGTGAGCGCAAGGAGGACGTGCTGCGTGACAGCATGAAGAGCATCGTGAGCCCGTGCGTGGAGAAGCAGGGTTCAGAGTGGGTTCCTTGCAACAAGTACCCGCCGAGCTTTCGCATGAAGGTTCCTGTCTACCCTGACCAGAACGGCGTGCCCAAGGTCAACATGGATGTTGTTGACATGGCGACTCGCCCGATTGCGGTCACGACGGAGAACCTGCAGCAGGTCTTCCCGAAGCGCATGGAAGCTCGCTTCATCGTCAGCCCGAGTATCTACGTTTCGGGGCAGGGCTTTGGAGTGACGTGGCGAATCTCGTACGCTCAGGTGTCTGCTCAGTCTCGAGTGTCGGCTTCTGAGCTGTTTGAGGCTGAGGCTGAGGATGAGCCTGAGGATGCGCCTCAGACTGCACAGGTTCCTCAGGCTGAGGAGCAGACCCAGGAGGAGCAGCAGGAAGAGAGTCCATCGGCTCCGTCACCTGCACCAGCTCCCGCTCCTGCAAAGCAGGCACGTCGTCGGGTAGTGGGTGCGGCGATCTAAAGCCAAGTAACTCCCAAACACGTGAACCCGCTGGAGGTTCACACACATACAAATCATCATCAATAAACACAATTTTTTCCTTGTCTGGGAAGCTGATACGGAACACCGTGTCTTCGCAGGCGAAGGTCTTGAGTGACTTGATTCCACAACATGAACATGCATGAATATTCGGAGGGTTGAGAAGTGTCTCAACGGTTACAATACGGCAATCCCCATGCAGACAGGGTTCTAGGATTGTTTTTGGAGTAACCCACCCTTCTGCAAAGAACCGCTCTGTCGTAGTCAACGGTAAAACAGACCACAAACTCTGCTCGTTCGTCCAACCCTCTTCTTGCAAGAGTGTTGCAAAAGGATTGTCGTGGAACCACAGAATCCTAAAGTCAGCGTGATTGCTCTGTGAATGCTCAACAAGACCTACTCGGGTCAGATCTTCATCATATAACCAATAAACATTTGCGTGAGTGTACTGTATATCACGGGATCCCCGATATACATCACGTTCATCCATGTTCCATAAATCTGAAACTACATCTACATCATGTTCAACGATATCCCTAGACAGATCCGTGTACAATACATTGGGATCCAGGATTGACTGCATTACTCAAAAGACACGACAACTTTGACATCGTGATGACGCACTGCCTTTGTTGCGGAACGGCTGAGTTCATGACGCTTACGACGAGCACCATCCTCAGTTGTCTTGGGCTGGATTGTGGTGGAGCAGGCCTCCATATCTGCGTGAACTGCATCATAGTTGTCCTCGAGATACTTCAGGACATCATCCTGGATCGCCCACTCAAAGAAGTTCAGCTGTCCAACCGTCGTGTCCATACCCATAAACTGAATACGCTTCCAACGACAGAAGGGGTCAAACATCTTTTTGCTATACGCCTTCAGGTGAGACTTGTAGGCAAGATAGACAATGACGTGACGACCCCCGACCACATACGAAACATTGTGCTTCTTTGCGTAGTTGGTCACAAGCCAGTCCAAAAGACGAAGGCTGATGCGAGACTCTCCCTCAAGGATTGTTTGAACTTTCTTGAGATGCTCTTGGTTGGAATAGAACCCCTCCAGGCGGTGAAGGACCCAATGATCTCTGTTCTGGATGACCTCCATTTGTATTCTTAGTTCGGTATTCTCGCTTAAAGTGGTTGGGTAGGATAAAGACAAATGGCTCAAGAAGAACTTGGAGTTGGAATTGCAGTATGTGTCGGAGACGTCATTGATCGTGTTCGCAAGTCAGGTGGGGTCATGGAGGCAACAACACCAGGTGTTTTTATGACGCCTGAGGGTGACAAGGAATACGCTAACTTCCTGGAGATGCTTCGTGATCAATCTCCTCTCCCTGATCCTGTTTTCAAGGAGGGTGAGGTCTCATGGACCGTCGAGGACGCTGGGTTTCCACTTGACAAGTTGGACGAGTATGAGAACGAGTTCAAGAAGATGTATGATGAGATGTTCTCACGTGTTAATGAGTTCGGAACAATGGGTGCAGGTGAGTTTGAGATGCGCCTGAAGCAGCGACAAAACGAACTTTCGGAGAGCAAGGATATAGACAGCAATGGAGGAGGCACTCGCTTCCCATCTTCTAGAGAATCGTCCGTATACACATCTGAACATCCGACTACGCCAGTTCATGGTCCTGTGCCGCTCGCTTCATCGGGAACTTTCTTACACCCGTCTGAAGAGGGAAGTTATGAAGTTGGTACAGAAGCTGATGACGAGCGAGCTAGGTCGCCTGTGGATGCGTGATCGCTGTTTTGAGCGTGTCATTCGGTTGTATGGCAAGAATGATCAGCGAACGGACGCTTGGTTGAATCAGCGTGGCACAATGATCACTGCCTCTGAAGTGTCCAAGGTCTGGACAACTCCTGCGTCTCGCCTTGAGCTGCTGACAAAGAAACTTGAACCGCCTGTGAGGGCAGAGGGTTCAAATCCTATTGCTGCATTGATTTGGGGAACTCGCTTTGAGCCTGTGGCAAAGAAGATCTACGAGGATAAGACTGCGTGCAACATTATAGACGTAGGGTGCTGTCGACATCCAGTCTACGACTTTCTGGGTGCTTCTCCTGACGGGCTTATTGTTCCACGATTTGCAGATTCCGATCCTCTGCGTTATGGTCGCTTGGTCGAATTTAAGTGCCCGATGAGTCGTGTTCGCAAGGATGAGATCCCGATCTATTACGTGGACCAAATGCAGATGCAGATGGAGTGCACGGGGATTGACGAGTGCGAGTATGTTGAGTTCCGTTTCAAGCAGGTGAACTTTACGGCGTGGGATGAGAGCACACTGAAGAAGGGAGCCTTTGCTGTGGATGAGAAGGAGACGGTCGAGTACAAGCCCGATGACATTGATCTCCATGACTGGCAGTGTGCGCTCCAGGGAGATCAGCAGTACGTGTATTGGGTCCTCTCAGATATCAAGGAGGACTTTGTTCCTAAGGATCCTAACTGGCTGCCTAGCCATCTGCCCGATCTGAAGGCCTTCTGGGATGATGTCGTTCGTCATCGTGAGAACGGAACAAAACCAGAGCCACTTCCTCCTAAGGTACCGATACTCGACATTTAATCCACTGCCAAACAGTGCGTGGTGGCGAAAACTTGGTATTCCATTCATCAATTGTGTATTGACTCCCCATGCTCAAGTTACATCTCGAGCAAATTGGGATCAAATTTTGAACATCAGTTTTTCCACCTTTGGCCTCTGGGATATTGTGACCACATTGAAAGTCAAACACATTCATGGTATTCGTACACCACGAGACCTTGCATTTGCTTTGAAACTTTGGTCCTATACGAACCAACCAAACCTGTTCACGAAGTGCTCTTGGGATTTTTGATTTCATTGGTTCTTCTTACTTGCGACCCTTAAGCTTCTTGCTCCTACGCCTCCGACGAGTTTTACGGCCACCAAGGTTGTTCATCTCAGCAATGATATCCTTGTGCATCGGATTAACAATTTCATTTAACTTTTTAGACCTTTCCATTTCAACCTTAACACCCTTTATCTCTTTTTTCATACGAGCATCCTGATCTTTCTTAAGTGCAGCAGTTTTCTGCTTCATTTCAGCAAGATATGCGTCATCATCGCACGTTTGCTTTGACCCGCATGCTCCCTTCCCCTTCATTATCTAATGTGCCGATTAAACTTTGGAGTTCCACTGATTCACCTGCCAAGGAGACGTGGATCCAACTGCCTCACCAACGCTGCTAGGGATCACAAAGTGGTTGGTCCGCTGAGAATAGGACGAATCCTCAAGGGCCATCGCACGCTTCTGCTGGCTGGTGTCAATCATCTTACCTTCAGGGGGTCCACCATAGAACTTCTCCATTCCAGGGACGAGTTTCAGAACAAGGGCAACGACTACAAGAGCAACTAAAAACCAGACCCACTGCTTCATTGTTCAACTACCCGAAAAAAACGAATGTCGTACTCTGTAAGTAGAGAGACTACACAATGGAGGAAACCGCACTATCTACTCTTCGCACTATGCTTGAGCGCCGTAAGCTGGCCACCACGACTGAACGGATTACAACTGACAACAAGAAGATGGAGAAGGTCACTCTCTACACAATTGGTGACGTGCTTGTCTGCTTCAGCCAGAAGGACAAGGTTCTTGCGGGTGACATCACGAATGTGTTGTCATTTGCCGAAGAAAACGGTCACAAGAATGGAATCATCATGGTTGCAATGAGTCCACCGTCGGAGAATGTTCTGCGGGTCGCAAAGTCATATTCGAAGAATCGTCTAATGTTCTTCCACATTTGGCAGCTTCAGTTTGACATCACAACGCACCGCATGGCAATGCCTCACCGAATCCTTGCAGAGGATGAGCGCACTGCCGTATTTGATAAGTTCAAGATCTCGGATCCTGAGAATCAGCTGCCATGGATTGATTCGCAAGATACGATGATCAAGTGGATTGGTGCGATCCCTGGTGATGTGATTGAAGTGACTCGCCACTCAGACACTGCGGGTCGGAGTTTGTATTATCGCTACTGCGTTGAAGATGTTAATGTCGCTCAGTAATAATGGATACTTTGGAAAACACATACCTCCAAAAGCGTTCTCGGTACGACTCGCTCATTGCACAGAATGACCCTACAAAGGTCACTGAAATCAAGAGTCTCAACTCAGAACTTGCAGCCCTCCTTCAGAAGATGCTCGTTGAGGTTTCTAGGGTCAAGGAAGACGCTGGCAAGATTGATACGTATCGCAATGAGTTGATTGCTAAGCTGATCAAGGTTCAGAATGACCACAACATCATGCTTCAGCAGAAGGATCAACTTGAAACACTTAAGCTGCTTCAGGGTCACGAGAAAGTCAAGTTTGACGCCACCTTTTTTTGGTATGCATTCTTCCTAGGAGTCGTGTCGATTGCATTTGTACTTGTATTGATGTGGAAAGGTCACAAGGCTCCTGCAATACCTGCGATGATAAGTAGTCCAGCAATGACACCGCCCTTGATGTACAGGTGAGTGTTGTCAATGGCCTCAATCTGCTTCTCGTAGATCCTCTTTGATTGAGCATACTCACTTTCAAGTTGAGGACCCTTCTGCTTGATCTCTTTCAGAGCAGCATCAAGTTTTGTGACGTTCTTGTTACTGCGTTCATACGACTCCATAAAGTCTTTGATACGTTCGCTATCTTGAGCCACAGATGCGTTTTCCATCTCAATGACTCGGTTCATCCAGGCTGAAGCCCATTCATAAGCAGCCTTGTGTGATGCATTACCAGAAACCTTGTATGCTGCGTAATTCTGTTTGTATATGTTAGTAATCTGGTCAAACCAAGGCGGAACACTCATTATCTTCTTGTTCCTAAAACAAAATGCCGACTTCTCCATTTGGACAGATAAACCCCCCTGTTCGCAGGGCGATGGTTGGTGACGCATCTGAACATACACGATTTGTTCGCATGGCGGCTACGATTGCACCGTATATCTCACAGGGTCAGTCTGCGAGGCCTAATGGACTTGGATGGCGTAGTATGGATGCAAACCGTGACGCAAAACTCTTCTATCTGCAGTTTGGAACATACAAGTCTTTTATTCCGAACCGTTAAACAATGGGAGCAGGTACATCGTGTCCGTCCGATTTTGATCAAGGATTCTTCTCCTGCCGCATGAAGTGTCCTCCTGGATTCAAGTATGCACAGGATCCGCCTCAAACAGATAAGTGTGTTCTGTTTACGGATAATTCAAAGAGTTTCCCCCTTAGAAACCTTCCCATGGCACCTCCCACATCGCCAGTCTATGACCAAGAACGTCAACGTGTTGCCACTGTGTTAGCAGGCATGACCTCGGTAGCTCCCTTTCAGGATAATGCGGCGGCTGCGACACGAGAGCATGACACACTAAAGTCACAGTATGCTGGATATGCAGTTCAATCAGATGCAGGTAAGAAGATCAAGGAAGTGTCCGATACGTTAAAGATGCCTCGTCCTCATGTTCAGCCAAATGAGATTCAGACAGTGCGAACGAAGATCCTTCACCCTCCGAATATGAATGTTATCCAAACGGCACTCTTCACAATCTTGATTGCCCTTGTGGTGTTTCTGGTCATACCAACTGAGTATGCTTCTGGGGTTGCGTTCCTGACGTTGTGCATTGGAACTTCCGTCGGAATCTATCTGAGTACTAGATAATGGGAAACTGTCCATCCGAGTTTGTGGTGGCGCCAAGTGGCTTTGGATGTATTATCCAATGCCCTGCTTCAAAGAACTATCAGTTGACGGCGAACGGACAAAAGCTCTCCTGTACGTATACGGCCGACCCTTCAATCAGTGTTCCGTTGAGCGTAGTTCCAATGGCTCAAGGTCATGTAGCTAGTTACACTACGTTACAAAACAAGTCCGTATACCAAACTGAAATTGATCGCTTTACCAACGCAATGGCAATTGCAGATGCGAAGATTGATAAGGAAGTCAAGGTAAGGACTGCATTCAACACCCTTCAGGACGCTGAGAATGCTCGTGATCAAGCACCCGATGCATACGAAGCCGCCAGGGTATCCTACTACACGATGGTCAAGGGTGATAAGTGGATTGAAGAGGAGAGGGACCGTATTGCAAAGATAGAGGCACAGCCAGTTGTTAATGATTTCCTCAACAAGTTCAAGGATATTCAGAATAAGAAGTCTCAACAGAAGTCGACCCTTGAGGTCGCTGAAGGTGTTCGCAATAAGCTCTTGAGCGTCCAAGGCGATCTTCAGTATTCTGTCTCTGCATTTGAGAAGCAGATCTCAAACATCAAGAACCAGATCAACATGGAGAAGAAGCAACAGATTGAACAGGCAGAATCAACTACGTCTTGGATTGATTCATTGTTGAATTGGCTCATCGTGGTTTCTACCCTGATTGCGATTGTTGTCATCGTTCGGCACTTTACGAACCGCGTTCAGTCACCTATTCCTTCTACCATGATACCAACATAATGGAGGTAACGGATCCTCGCTCAGTCGCAGACTTTCAAAAAACAACCTTTTGTGGACATCCACGATCCCACGTAGTGAAGGTTCTCCTTCAGAACGTGCAACTCGGTCATGCGGATTACGCATGTTATTGGTCTCTTGAACTTCTTTGT